TATCGGAGACTCAACCTCGGGTGCTAAGTTAAACGAGTGTGGTGAGAATACCGCAGGGTGGGCAGAGTACGTTAATGACTACTTAGATGGCGGCAATGCAGTTAATAAATGTGTTGTTGGTTGGGGTATTCGTGATTTCTTTAATCGAGGACAAGTAAGTTGGATCGATCACACACTGTCAAAGCTCGATGAAAACGATACTATGCTAGCATGTTTCGGTACTTTGGAAAGATCTCCTCTATCAAGAACAGATTTTGGCGGATTCGGCTCAAGAGGCTCGTTGTTCGGACAAGATGACAGCTTTAAAGTAGTATATGATGAACACTATAAAGTTGAGTATAAAGTATATACGTTCGGAGAATACCTGAGAAGATTGGCACAGAAGGCTAAGGATAAAGGTGTCAAGTTATATTTCTTAAGTCAGATACCAAGAAACACATGGGAAGACGGCCACCATAAAAGAACGTATTCAATTGAGTATGCTAAAATTATGCAGAATATTTCAAATGAAATGGGCGTTGACTTCCTAGATACAAATGAGTTCCTGTCAGTATTTCTAGAAGAACTTGGAGAAGAGGCGTCCCAAGAGTTGTATTCCCCAACTGATAAGTCACACACAACTCCAGAAGGCGCTAGAGTATATGCTCAAATGATTTTAAACAAACTGGAATTATAAGTAAGCATCAGAAAAATACTTCTTGACGCTTAGCTTAAAATTGCGTATAATAGTTTTTCAAAAGAAGGAGAATAAGCTTTGGGAGACCGATTTTATACTCAACAACTACATACACTGGGCGATTGCCCGGGAAATAAAAACCCTAAGAAAAGGAATAGAAAAGTGGCTTGGACAGACGAAAGTAAAGCACAGGCAGTATCAATGTACGAAGCAGGCGAGCCAACTCCAGAAACATCTATGGAGATTGTGAAGTATATCGCAGACGAATTAGACGAATCACCTAACGGTGTTCGGATGATCTTAACAAAAGCTGGCGTTTATGTTAAGAAAACCCCAGCAGCAAAAGCGGCTTCCACAGGCTCTACTGGAGGCACTCGTGTTTCTAAAGTAGCGGCTCAAGAAGCTCTCACAGCTGCAATTACTGACGCGGGGAAAGCTGTTGATGAAGAGATTATCTCTAAGTTGACAGGCAAAGCAGCGCAGTATTTTACTACACTTCTATCAGATACGTCTGAAGATTAATAGTAACACAGCCTCTACTGACTCGCTCAGTAGGGGCTTTTTGCTATCCGCTTAAAGTGACCAAAGAGTATGTAAGTTTGTAATTATTATTGCCAAACTACTACATAAGGAAACTACAGTGAAAAAGCAAGAACTAGCACATCTAGTGCGAGACTATGGCGATGCAATTATCACTTATCGAAGTGAGCATTCCAGAAAGTTGAAATACAACGTATGTACTCTAGATTTTTCCACTCCCTATATTCAGGAAAAGAAGAATCGAGCAGTAGAGAGTGAAGATACAATGCTTTTCTTTTGCTGGGACACAGACTCATATCGTTTATTAAAACCTTCTAGTGTGTCTAGCGTTGTCCCTTTAGCTTCGATACTAAAGAACGAGGGGCGCAGATAATGGATCTTCATGAAGCTCCTGAAGCTTACTCACGCGTAATACATTATGACACAGTTAAAGAAGTACAGGTACGTCTAACCATTAATACTTTCAGAGGTGTAGAATATATGCACCTGCGAAAGTACTACATGGATTTTGACGAGGAATGGAAACCAACGCCAGAAGGAATAGCACTACCCTTAGACCTAAGCAATTCGAGAGAGCTGTTCATAGGTTTAGTAGAAATATTATCACTAGCAGAATCAAAAGAGATTATACAGGAGCATTTCTCAGACCTGATTCAGGAATTATACATTGAAGAAACCAATACTATTAACAGATGAATATCTAGCCTTATTGGAGCATGAACACTCTAAGGGCGTATGGGGGACTACGTCTCATTTATTAGCTCATAGAGTGCTGCCTGCACTTATAAAGAGTGGAAGTAAAGAACTCTTAGATTATGGTGCAGGAAGAGGTACGTTAAAGAATGCTCCTGAAATGCAAGGATACACAGTGTACGAATACGATCCTGCTATAGCTAAAATAAGTATGACTCCCGAACCCTGCGACTTTGTTGTTTGCATGGATGTGTTAGAACACGTAGAGCCTGATTGCTTACGCAATGTTATGGAAGACCTTAAACGCTTAGTTGTAAATAAAGGTTATCTTGTAGTTGCTTTAGTACCTGCCTTTATGAATCTAGCAGACGGTAGAAATGCTCATATAATGTTGCGCGAACAGGCATGGTGGAACAACTTTGTAAGTCAGTATTTTAAAATAGATAGTTTTAAACTGTACGGACTTAAAGGAGGGCGTGAATATCCTTGGCCAGAAGGTAAGTATCCATACGGCAAGGTTGATATACACATCAGTCCTTTAGATAATTAAGGTCAAGCTGAAATAGTTCTTGACAATATACCCAGAATTGCGTATAATAGTTTTTCAAATTTAGGAAAACAATATGCGAGAATTTTTACATAAAGCAAGTATGTTATACTATGAAGGCTCTCCTATTCTTTCAGATGCGGAGTTCGACCTATTAGCTCAAAAGCATCATTACAATGCTGTTGGGTACACTGTTACTGATGCGGTTCCGCATACGTTCCAGATGTTCTCCCTACAAAAATGTTTTGATCTTAACGATGCTCCTGCCGATGTTATCAATTCTCAATACATTGTAACCCCTAAACTTGACGGTGCAGCTGTATCTATTCTCTATGTAAATGGAGAATTACAGTTAGCCCTTACTCGCGGAGACGGAGTTCAGGGTCGCGACATTACCGAAAAGATGAGACACTTAGTGCCGAGTAGTATTCCTATGGAGCATTTAGTACAAATCACAGGTGAAGTCGTTGCCCCTAGTAGTATACCTAATGCACGGAATTATGCTTCAGGTGCCTTGAACCTTAAAGACTTGGAAGAGTTTAAGACAAGGAACATCACCTTTGTTGCATATGGTGCAGAAGGCTTAGGCTTTGATAATTGGACAAATGCGATGAACTACTTAAACCTTAATGGCTTTAAGGAAGTTACTCGTTTCGATCACGAGTCTTATCCAACGGATGGATATGTGTATCGAGTAAATTCGTTCCAACACTTTCATGGCTTAGGATATACTTCTAGCCACCCTCGCGGGGCGTTCGCTCTTAAAGAACAGGCCGAAGGTGTCATTACTACGTTGCAAGATGTAGTGTGGCAAGTAGGTAAGAGCGGAGTAGTAAGTCCAGTAGCAATCTTACTGCCGGTCACGATCGGTGATGCGGTTGTTGCTAGGGCGACACTACATAACATTGAGTACATAAGAGATTTGGATCTGGAAATAGGCTGTCAAGTAGAAGTTATACGTTCTGGAGAGATCATACCTCGCGTTGTAAGACGAGTTGAATAGGTCTACCTGTAGAAAAATAGTTCTTGACAAAAAGCCCAAAGTTCCGTATAATACTCTTTCAATTCAAAGGAAAAGCAAATGACTAAAATCGAAGCCCCAATAATCTGCCCTAGTTGCAGTTCGGTCTTAGAATCAGTGAACTATCTTTTGTATTGTAGAAACGCATCTTGTGGTGTTAAAGTATCAAAATTAGTAGAACACTTCGCATCTACGCTGAAGATTAAGGGTCTCGGACCAGCAGCTGTTCATAAGTTAGATATTCATTCTCTCGAAGAGATATATGAGTTGACAATGGAAGATATGTGTGATGCTCTAGGCTCTGTCAAACTAGGCGAAAAGCTCTACAAAGAAGTACTAAACTCACGAAATGCACCACTAAACGTACTATTACCTGCTTTTAGTATACCGCTTATCGGCAAAGTAGCATCGGAAAAACTATCCAAAGTCTGCAATGATATTGAAGAAATAGACTATGATTTGTGCCGTACTGCTGGCCTCGGTGAGAAAGCCGCTACTAATCTATCTAAGTGGATGGATGAAGAGTTTTATCAAGTATCATTATTACCGTTTAGTTTTAAGTTTAGCAAGACAAGTACCGCCCCAGTAAGCAAGGGTATCGTATGTATAACAGGTAAGTTACTTAGTTATAAAACGAAAGCACTTGCACACGATACTCTACAAAAGCTTGGATATGGGGTTAAACCTAGCTTGACGAAGGATGTAACCATCCTAATAAACGAAAGCGGTGTTGAATCCGCTAAAACCAAGAAGGCCAGAGACTCTGGTGTTCAAATCATAACAAATCTTTTAGATTTAACAGGAGAATAAAACTATGTCCTTACCTAAATGGACTGACGAGCGTACAGCTCAATTGACTGAATTTGTCGGTGGCGAAAGCCCCGTATCTCAAGGCACTGTTGCGGAAGCAGCTACTGACCTTGAAACCTCTACCCGATCTATCTCTAGCAAGTTGCGAAAGATGGGCTTTGACGTAGAATTAGCTTCTGCAGGTGCCGTTCGTGCATTCTCAGACGCTCAAGAAGATACTCTATCTGCTTTTGTCACTGACAATAGCGGTGAGTACACTTATGCAGAGATTGCAGGCCACTTTGAAGACGGTCACTTTTCTGCGAAGTCAATCCAAGGAAAGATTCTTTCTATGGAAATGACTGACCATGTTAAGCCTGCTCCTAAAGTTGAAGCTGTACGAACGTATAGCCCTGCTGAAGAAGTTACCTTTGTATCTATGGTACAAGCTGGTGCTTTTGTAGAAGCAATCGCTGCTGAACTAGATCGTACTGTGAACTCTGTTCGTGGTAAGGCTCTTAGCCTATTACGCTCTGGTGACATTGACGCTATTCCTCGTCAAGAAACCACTAAAGGCGCTTCTAAAGAAGATCCATTAGCTGGAATCGCTGTTGAAGGATTAACTGTCGAAGCAATTGCTGAGTCAATCGGTAAAACTGCTCGAGGTGTTAAGACTATGCTAACTCGTCGTGGCCTAACAGCCGCTGACTATGATGGCGCAGCTAAGAAGGAAAAAGCATCTGCTTAATTGCTAGTGCTTGATCAATGACCTCGCTTGCGGGGTCGTTACAAATTTCATGAATCGGGAGAATTTCATTGAACATCGCTAGTGCTTTAATAAGGCAAGTGCTAACACTCGGAGACTTTGAGACTTGGAGTGTTACTCACAAGCATTATTTGCCTAGCGAATACCATAGTTTATATCAAGTAATTGATAAACACTGTAGTACGTTTCATAAATTGCCCACGATTGATGATCTTAAACTTGAGATTCGGGACTCAGGTACACGCGATAAGCTATATGCAGTTGAAGCCGTTGAGATTGATTCTGCCCCTGATATGCTTCTCGAGTACCTGAAGAACGAATATACTCAAAAACAAATTCTGGATTCATTGGAAGATTTCGTAGACAACTCCGTAGCGTTCGAGAACGCGCAAGAGTCTGTCGATCACCTCCATCAAATTGTCTTAGACATTGAGAATAGAGTTGATTTGGATGATCCACAAGAAAGTATGCAACGTATTGACTTGTTTGAACCTGAAGAAGATATAGCTAAGTACATACCTCTCGGACTTAATGCCGAGTACGACCATGTTGTGCAGTTCTCTCCCAGAGATCTTGTAATGATGGGTGGTAAGCGAGGAGCTGGTAAGTCAGTTATATGTGCAAACATTGCTAACAATGTTATCGCTTCTGGTAAATCTGCTATGTATTTCACTATTGAGATGGATAGCAGAGATATCATACAGCGCTGCTGTTCGATCGCCACTAATGTTCCTTTCTCTCGTCTGCGTACTAAGAATCTTAGTATAACAGAGTGGGAGTCAGTTGCTACTTGGTGGTCGGGACGCTTTGTGTTGGGACAAGACCGTTTGAAAGAGTATAAACAACATCGTGACTTTGATAAGTTTCATTCAAAACTGAAAGAAGGAGAGCTCCTCCCGACTCAACAACTGGATGTTATTTATGAACCTTCTCTAACCCTAGCTAAGATTCGTGCCGAGCTTGATAAAAAAGTTCGCCCTCTTAACGTAGGTGTCATTATTGTTGACTATATAAATCAAGTAAAGCGGTCGAGTCTTCCCGGCAGAGGCCAACAGTACGACTGGACTGAGCAGATAGAAGTTAGTAAAGCCCTCAAAGAAATGGCACAAGAGTACAACTGTACTGTTTTGACGCCATATCAAACAGATGCAAGTGGAGAAGCACGTTTCGCAAAGGGTATCCTTGATGCCTGTGATGCGGCCTACACATTAGAAACATGGGATCATGAGGATGCTTGTATGACCTTTAACTGTGTGAAGATGCGTAGAGGTGGCATGGATTCATTTACATCGACGGTAGACTGGGACACATTAAAAATCGGCCCAGAATCCGCCCTAACACCTAAAGAGAAAGAGGACTCAACCCATAAGACGGGTGAAGATATTAATGATATCTAAAAATAGTTCTTGACTTATGAGGTGATTTCTAGTATAATTATGTTTAATAAATGAGGATAAGTAGTTGACCGTAGAAGAGTTACTCAAACAACGTGATGTGTATTTCATACCCAAAGGCGGAGACTTCTTAGTTAGCTGTTTAAATCCCGAACACCCAGATAAAAACCCTAGTATGAGGATAGACCAGATTACGGGTATTTTTCAGTGTTTTTCCTGTGAGTATAAGGGAAATTTATTTACTTATTTTGGGGAAAAGGCAAACCAACTACAACTACGACGAGAACTTTTAAAGAAAAAAATTAAAGATAAGAGGTCAGAAAGTATTGGTTTGTCTTTTCCCAAGAATATGATGCCATATTCAGGCAACTGGAGAAACATTAAGCCAGCAACGTACAAAAGATTTGAAGCGTTTCACCAA